TAGATACATAGGTATTATATATTCTACTACAAACACCTATATAAATGATGGACAATTACAAGATACTGATAGGGCAAATGCAGGTCGTATGAGTATTGCAAATCCTTATGCTGATGATAGATACACAACAGGCTATTCTCAGCGTTATATGTACACAGATAACATTGGTGGTGCTGCAAGAGGTAGAGGATATTTTGGTTTAAATGGTTTAAAAGATGTGCAAAGAATTACAGGATTACAAATATATGGTACTAGTGGTAATTTAGATATTGATATAGCAGTTTATGGATTTGGAGAATAGTTAAATTATGGCAGGAGAATTAAATTTAGTAAGTAGTACAACTGTTACAAGCGATGTTGCAAGCGTAACTCTTACAGGAATAGACACAACTTATGATATTTACAAAGTTTTAATAACTAATGCTAGGGGAAATAATACTTCTGCAAATAGTTGGCGTATGCGTTGGATTGTTGGTGGTAGCCCTGAAACAGGAAATAATTATTTTACACAATGGGAAAGTCATAATGCAGTAAGTAATTTTGAATGGAATGGATTTGCTACAGATTATAGATATAGTGGAAATACTGAAATGTATATTGGAGATGGTAGTTCAGATACAGGAGAGTGTTATAACGCAAATATAAATCTTTATAAAGCGTATGACAATGATAGCGAAGCTAGGTTTGATATTGAACAACATTCTACAAACTCTGGTGGAAATTTAATTGCTGCTAAAGGTGGTGGCTATCGTAAAGCACAACAAATTTGTACAGGGGTGCAAATATATGTAGCTAGTTATAGCATAGCAAGTGGCTATTTTGGTTTATATGGATATAATTATAGTTAGGAGAAAATATGGCAACATTAGAAGAAATTAAATCTGAAGTTAGAACAGAAGTAGAGGCAGAAAAACCTCTAAATAAATCTGTTGATGGTGTTATTTCAGAATTAACTGATGAAGAATACGAACAGTTAATTACTGATAGAGCTGAAAGTAGATTTGATGTTCAAGAAAATGGTTGGATTGAAGCAAGATTAAATGCGTATGGTAGTTGGCAAGAACAATTAGATATGCAATATTGGGATAGTGTTAATGGTACAACAACTTGGAAAGACCACATAGCACAAGTCAAATCTGATAATCCAAAACCTGCATAAAGTTTTATGATATAATCCTGCTTATGGATTTTATAATTGGATTTCTATTAGGTTATTTTTTAAAAGAGATTATATCTTATCTTAAAAGACTAAGTCAATGGGATTGGGATAATCGTAAATCTTGGGATAAAGAATGGGATTGGATAACACCTATCCAGGAAGATGACCTTCCATAATGTCTGAACCAAATGGTAATGGATTTACCACTAAGCAATATTTAGAACTCATCAAAGAAGGACAGGCAGAATTGAAATCAGAATTAAAAAATATTAATCAACGCATTGATGTATTACACGAAAAGGTCAATGCAAAAATAGACAAGTCAGAATTTTATAAAACACTTTTACTAATAGCTACAGTTATATCATTAGTAGGTGCTTTTGCTTTAGGTGTTTAATGGCAACATTAAAAATAGACACAAAGACACTAGCACCTATAGTTATAACAGCTTTGCTTAGTGCATTTGGTTGGGTATTCAACTCAATAGAAGAAATTAAATCACATCAGAACGCTTGTGATGCTATGGTATTAGAAATGAATAGTGAATTAGATATGTTAGAAAGTAACTTTACTGAATTACTTTTTAAATTAAATGGCTAAACTTAACTTATTGTTTAAACAAGGAGGATAAAGTATGTGTACAGTTGATGTAAAAGAAGATGGCTCTTTTGTACAGACCTGCAACTGCAAAGGTGGAAGTGAGAATTGTGAAAATAATAAGTAGAAATGATTGGGGTGCTAAACCCAATAAAACAAAATTTAGTAAACTAGGAGAAGTAAAAGGTTTAGTGGTACACTGGTCTGCTTATCCTGTAGCTGTAGGTAATCAAGCAGAGATGGACCAATGTAAACAAATACAACGACTTCATCAAGTAGATAGAAATTGGAATGATGTAGCATATAACTTTTTAGTAGGAGATACAGGGCAGATTTATGAAGGCAGAGGATTTGGAAACAGGTCAGCAGCACAAGGTGGCAACAGTAGGCAAGAGATTAATTACAATAACAAGCATTATGTTGCTGTGTGTTGGCTTGGTGGCTCAAAACCTACCGACCAACCTTCTGCTGAAGCTCGTGCAGCCATTTCTTGGCTATACGAACAAGTAGGTGGTGAGCTTAGACCTCATAGTTCTTTCAAACAAACTGATTGTCCAGGTGATGCTTGGCGACAATGGATTATAGAGAAAAAAACAGCAACTATAGATGAACTAAAGAAAGCTACAAACATAACAGCAGAAGATTTGTCAAATGCAAGTGGTGCAGAGATGGTACATCCACAGTTTATTCAGAAGAAATTAGACACAATTATTGCTAAACTAGAGAACATAGAAAACAAATTAAAGTTAGGAAGAATAATATAATGAGTAAAGAATATAAAGACTTATTAGAGCGTTGCTTGTGGACATTTGTAGAAACATTTGCTTCTACTCTTGTCATTACACCTGCTATTGGTGTTGAAATAAGTACACTAGAAGTAGCTGCTTTATCAGGTGGTGCTGCTGTATTGTCAGTACTAAAATCATTTGCTAAAAATAAAATATCTCCACAAGAATTTAAAAAAGCAAGTAAGTAAATACCCTAGTATCTCAATATCTGTTGTATAATTAAGTACGATAGAAAGGTGGAAGATGCCAAATAAAAAATCAAAAGGTATTCCAGTAGAGAATGCTAATAACTTTTACAAAGCAGGGTGGCAACCTAACGCAGAGTTTAGCCATGAAACTGGTTCGGGTGAGATAACTCATGTTGGAACTGACCCAAACTACTCCAGGAACTACGACAAGATACTAGAACAATGGGGTTTCAATCCTAGAGACTACGAGATTGATGGAATTTTAAAGGTATCTTCCTGGAATGCACAGCTTAAAGGTGGCAGAGTAGAAACCTTCTACGCATTTAAAGGTACTATACGAAAGAAAAATCCTGCAAGAGATAAATACTTTAAGACCTTGTTTAAACAAGCAGCCAAGAAGCCACCATTACCTAAGCATAATCTATTCAAGGGTGATACAGCCTATTGCTTTTTCTTATCAGACTGGCAGTTAGGCAAGGATGATTATGGAGTTGAGAACACAATTAAAAGATTTGATGTTGCATTACAAGATGGATTACAACTGTTAAAGAATTACAGAAAGATAGGATATCAGATTGATGAGGTTTATCTAATAGGAATGGGCGACCTCACAGAAAACTGTACAAAATTTTTCTACGACAGTCAACCACACAATGTTTCTCTCAACCTCTTGGAGCAATACGCACTAGCTAGAAGTATGATTTACAAAGCAGTAGAACACTTCTTACCACACGCAGATAAGATTATATTGACAGGTGTGCCAGGAAACCATGGTGAAATGACACGAAGTGGTAAAGGCCAGGTGCTTACAAGCAGGTTAGATAACTCTGATACGATGCATTTACAGATAATGGATGAAATATTTCAGGCTAATCCTGAAAGATATAAGAAGGTAGAAGTCATTGTCCCTGAAGGATATCACTTAACATTAGATATAAAAGGTAAGACTTGTGCGTTCACACATGGCCACATGACTAATGGCTCGGGGAATGCAGAAAATAAAATAGAACAATGGTGGAAGGGTCAGATGTATGGATGGCTACCAGTGGGCCAGGCAGAGATATTAGTAACTGCTCACTATCATCATTTTCGTGCTAAAACACAAGGTGATAGACATTGGTTCCAGTGTCCATCATTAGATAAGTCTATAGACTTTACACAACGAACTGGGCTTTGGTCCCATCCAGGTGTATTAACATTGTTAATAAACGATAGAGGTCCCTCATTCCCAGTCATTGTTTAAACAGGTAGAAATAACCTAACGATTGTAGGCTAACTTAGCAATCTCTTCGATTGGTACTAGTATTCCTTTACTTCTATTGTCATCTCCGCCTCGTGTATTACGCTTGTCATCCTTCCAATATTTTTTAGCTAATTCTTTTAACTCACTGGTTAAAACAAAGTAGCATCCAACACATTGTTCTTTATCATTGACTAGCATCAAGGCCCAATAGGTAGAAGTAGTGGCTGATATGCCACTGTCTTCCCAGTTTTCGGGTATGTCTTCCTGGCCATAAGGTAGGTAGCTGTACTCAACAAAATGATTTTTTGTTTTCTCCCATATATGTCTTTCAGATTTTATTTCGACTTGATAACCTATCATAAAAGTATCAAACAATTTTTCCATTGCAATACCTTTACTGTAATCTCTATCGAACTTCTTATTTCTCTCCGACATTTTGCTCCTCCCATTTTCTCTTGTTGTTTAAAGAGACAAGTATTTGTTGGGCTGATGCGTACTGTTTAAACAGCTCGCTATCTTCTCCACGAGATTTTACCCATTGCCTTGTCTTCTCTAAATCCATCATTTTAATTTCTTGCATTAGTCCTCCAACATTTGCTACTAGGGTTCCAGTGATGATTACCATCGTTGTAATATAACCAACTAGCTACAGCAGTACTAACAACAGGGTTAGTTCTTTTGCTAGTTATTTTGAGTTTAGATTTAAGCCAACTCCAGGTGTCATCGTTGAACTGCCATAGTCCAACATCCTTAGTGCCATTAGTATTAGTACCAACAGCAGTAGGCTTACCTCTGCTCTCACAATATACAATAAGTAATGCTTCAGCTCTATCTTCTTCTTTGAAGTATTTACTTATTAAAGGTTCCCATTCTATTACTTGTTCTATCTTCTTCTCACTGTTTAAACAGTGTGCGAAGTTGTGTATTTCTTTGGGTGTCTCTTGTATGGGGATAACACACAAAGGTAAGATGCTAAAAAAGAGGGGTATCATTTTTCCTTCTCTTTTCTTTAGATTTCCTAATAGATAAATCTACCAGGAATGCACCGCATTCTCTTTTTTCTTTTTTCATAGAACGCAAGTCAGTAATAACTTCAACTTGCTCTCCACAAAAATAGTTACCATCATTATCAAAGTACACTTGCTTGGATGAAGGGCATTTACCCTTCATCCTACAAGTAGTATCGGGCATAGCAGGTACATCAAAGTTATAATCGGGATATCTTTTCTGTAACTTTGCCTTTAACTTTTGTACATTAATTGATGGCTCTTCTAAAGCCATTCGCTAGGAACTTCCTTATCACCTTTACCACCAATATATCCACCCCATCCACAACCATTGTTGCTTGGATTGTATTGATTGTTTTGTTGACAAGTGAAGTCGGGTATTCTTTTGATGCCACTACCTTCGGGGGCCTCGGCCTTCTTGGCTCTGTTGTCAGTAATGTCATCTGCTTTACCACAACCAGGGCAATTCATAATAGGTTTGCTACCTTTATCAATTATGCCACCTTCAAATACCTCTTCTAAGTCCTCTACTAAAGAACTATCTTGTTGGTATTCAACAAATAGGTCCATGAATTCCTCATAGTCTTGCTCGGTCCACTCGGATACATCAGTTTTCTTATCTGCTTTTTTCCAGTCAGTCCAGGCTTTCTCCTTAACAACCTTGCGTTTTTTCTCATCACTCTCGTGAAAGGCTAGGCCTTCACGCAGTCTGTTTACCATATCGCTTGGGTCTTCATCTAAGAACTTTGCTGTAGGTTTTTCTACTTTTGGTTTAGGTTTTGCAACTGGTTCTGTTGTGTCAGCATAGTGTTCTTCTTCGCTAACTCCACCAGTCCATAGCTCTAAGCCGATACCCAGTCTCATGCAACATCTTTTAATACCATCTGATACAGCAAGTTTAAGCAACTCACTCTCTGTAATATTTCTATTGACTGCATTCATATCTACATCACCAACTTCTTGTATAGTTTGTTCTGTAGCTTTGATATACAATGTACACTTTGCTCCAATAATTGCATTGTCTTTGCCTCGTACTACATCGTATGTAAAGTCGTATCCACCAGGTATCACATCTACTAATCGTTGTGTATAGATATGATGAGGTACATACGAACCGAACTTACCTTTAGGTGCAGGCTTAACTACATCTTTTGGAAAGTCCTTAATTAATTTCTTTTGGGTTTCTTTATCCATTTAGATTTCCTCCATTATTTTATATACTCTTGCTAAAGATACTCCACATATCTCTGCAATAGTCTTAACTTTTACGCCACTGTTTAAACAAGCAGTGATGTATTCTTTCCTTGTGTTTCGTTTTTCTTCTAGCATTTTTTGCATTCGATTAATCTCATGCTGAATGCCACGAAGATTATTCGTTGCTAATACTGTTTGCTCCAATGTCAATCACCTCACAATCTTCTATTTCTGTATTTACAACTTTGCAACCAGGGATACTTGTTATATATCCTTTAAGAAAGTTCTCTCTTTGCTCTGCTGTTCTATCTAAACTTTCATCAACAAGAACTTCTATTGTTAAAAGTTTATTCTTCTTCTGCTCCGCTTTCGGCATTTTTATTTCCTCCTACTAATTGTGTATCGAATGCTATGGCGAACTCATCTAATAATGCATTCGCTTTTACTGCATTCGGTGCTTTTAATTTACCAAAATAAATTTGGCTACCACCGCAAGCATTTGCTAATTCAATAGCCCAATTTTTAATACTTGCGGGGTCGTTGAAGTCAAGCCCAGGGCTTGGCATATTGCCTCCTCTTCATTTAATTACTTGCTTAAACTGGTTCTATTACTGTTTGGTAAAGTTTTACCATAAAATAATTTGAACCTGTGTCTTTGAGTTCACGAACTTTGGCCTTAGCCTCATCCTCATTGTCGAACTCCCACATCATGACACTGCTGTCAAAGATGCTTACACTTTTCACAATGTATTTCATACTCATAGTTTAACCCTTATTGAAAATTAAACAAGTATTGATTGCTATTCATCTGCTTGTTTAAACAGCCTGTTGTTATGAACTCTCTCATCACTTTCGGCTTTCAATTTCTGTCTTATAGTTGTATGATGTGTTTGAGTGCCACCTCTTTTCTTTGAAGTGGCTCTTCTTCTTTGTGCTCTATTCGCTCTTACCATTTGTATCTCCATTCATTGTTTAAACAATGTCGTACTTCTTGTACAGTCTGTTCAGCTCTATCTCTTTTTGCTTTATCTCTATTTGTAAAGATGCAATCTTTTTATTGTCGTGTATCTTCTCTTGTGTATGTAACAAGGTAGTCAACTGTTCATCATTAGCATCTACAATAGCTTTATTAATAACATCAAGCTGTGCTTGGTATCCATCAATTTGGTCTTGCAGTTCTTTTATTCTTTGTTCTATATCTACCATTCTTCTAACCTCCCAATGTCATAAGGGCTATACCCATACAACTTCCAAAATGTTATATCGAATATTTTCCTGGCATATTTATAACCTATCTTCTCTGTCCTGGTCTGTCTTTTGTCTAGCCTTTCCATTGCATACAAAGAATAGTTATTAAAGTATTTATAGAATTGGGTCAACATTTTGCTCCACCTCCACTGCTTTTACTTCTAGTCCATCTTGTAGCTCTAACACAAAACCTTGGTCTGTATTATTAACAACATCAAAATGTTGTAACACAGTAGGTCTGTCTAGTTCTTTTGTTGTTTGTCTTTGAATAGCTTTGTCTTTACTATCGAACATTATCCATCTAATTTCACCCTGCTCGAATGATTTTAGATTAAAGTCAAAACATATAGACACCACTTTGGCATCTGCTATTTCTTTATAGTCCATATTCATCATCCTCCTCTAAGAGTTTCTTGCGAATAGCTCTTCTGATTTCTAATTGTTGTTCTTCATTTAATTGTTTCTCTGCTCGTGATAATTTAAGTTCTGAATACATAAGCCACAATGACATCACTGTCATCGTGCATAGTACACCGAACATGAACATCAAGAGTAGTCCTTGCCAACTTAACATATATCCTCATCTCTTTTTACTGTAGTTTCATTAGTATCATCTACTAAATCTACCCATGCTACATAACCACCTAAAGAGTTGCTTACTTCTTTAAGCAATTCTTGCGGTGTCTTTAAGCTAGGGTTATTTTTATCTTGTGTATAGGCATGTATAACTAATTGTGCCATTATTCCTCCTTGTTTAAACAATGAGATTGACTGGCTCACTCGAACCAGTCGTTCTCACCATCACCTTCTATTACATCGATACTAAGTATTTCCTCTTTGGTTTGTTTAGCATCATTCTCATTACACCATTGAGACATGAACCTATTGTGTTCGTTCTCTGCATCTTGTCTGCAATCGTACAGCTCATTGTCTGTCATTGGGTAATCGTATTTATAGGTCACTACCTTTGTAACTTGAAAGGTAATTTCCTCATTTTTTGCTTGTGTATCTGCTTGTTCTCCCAAATTTAGCTCCTTTACACTCTTGTGATAACACGAATGTGTCCCACTCTTTTGTTGCTTTGTCCCCATCAACACTTCCGATTTCTTGTGCCTTAGCTATTGCTTTGGTCAAGCTCTCGAATGCACTTGGGTGAATAAGAACTTTCCTGTCCTCATCCTCATCGTATCCATCAATGTGAACTTCTAGCCATACACTGTATTCATTTAGCGTATAACCTGCCCCATCTTTTATCTCAATTAATTTTGGCATGTTGCCTCCTTACTTTTAGTGCCTTGTTTAAACAGTTAGTCAAGCGGGGAAGCAAGGCAATTCTTCCCCGAATGACTTTGTATGTGCTATCTACCGCTCATACTTACCTCCTTCTCTTCGGTCATGTGAAGAGAATTTGGCTTTCCCTGTTGGGGTTAGTTAACTACTTGGTTGTGTGTTACATCTCTAAGTAGTCTGATAAGATTATTAAATTCTTTGCTCTTTAAATAATCTAATACTGGTTGAAGAGTTGTATCTTCTAGATATGTTCTTTGGAATGGAATGTCAATAAGTTTGATTTGTTTGAAAACAAAATTGTCTTCTAACTTACCTTCGTTTGCATCTAACCTACTTCTGTCGATGTAAGTTACTACTGCTCCAAAGTATGGGTTAAGCTCATCTGTCTCATTGTCATAATTCCATGTTATGTTATCTATACCTAACTGTCCTGTACTAGCTTTGCTGATAGTCTGAACATAAATTTCAAGCATCTCCTCGCATCCATAATGGTTGCAATGGTGATTTATTTCCTTGATTTCTAGCTCTGTATCGCTCTCGCTTGTTAGTACTGTATCGCTAAACACCTCGCTAAAGAACCTAACTTGAACCTCTTGTCCATCTCTTAGGTCATTCTGTCTTAGTGCTGATAGATAACCAGTCATTAATTCAAGGTCTTTCTTGAACTGTTCTGCAACTTGCATTGCATCATCTCTTGAATGGTCGCTCACTTTGCCTCCTCGTTTATTGTTAAGTACTTATGTACTCTTGACTGCTTTGCTACTAAAGTATCTACTGTTTGTAAACTCTTTAATAACTCCTTTGCTTTTATTTTGTAATACTGTCCATCACTTGTTTCACACCATACCGAATTATTATTTCGGCCATCGCTAGTCCATACACGAACAATATCTTTACCTTCTACTATTCCTTCTATCATTCTTCCTCCTCTAATACATCACCACTGATATTGATTTGGCTATCATCACCATAGTCAATACCTAAGAATGTAACTAATACTTTCTCATCTTGGCTTTGTCCTTCTACTTCTGTATTAATATCGCTTAACTGATACTCAACTTCCTCTCCTGCTTGATTACCGAATGCTAAATTCTGTAATTCTGTTAGCTGTTCTCTAGT